GCTAGAACAGCCGCCCAGCCTGTGCATAGTGGGGTACTGCGGCGCTTCTGATCTTCTTCAAACACTTCGGCCTCTCGTGAGTTCACTATTCGCTCCGTGTGGCAGTGGGCGGAAAATCGCACCACGCTTGAATTGGCTCCACTACGTTGTGAATCCATCCGCAGCTCTTGACGTGGAACATCGCGGCCCTCTTCTCGCCTTGGGCGTCTAGCACGCCGTACCAGTCGGAGCGGTCAGGCAGTCTCTCGCTGACCAGAATCCACCTTCCGCACTTCGGCCCACTAGACTCAGACTCCGACTTGATCGTCGCCAGCGCGAAATGCAGTTTGCGCCAGTCTCCTAGCGTCACGCCGATCCATATTGGCTGGTTGGCATCCAAGTCAGAATGGCCTGGGTTGTAGTCGAATGCGTCGCAGATCACTCTGGCGACCTTGAGCAGCTCATCCTTAGCGCTGTAGCTGTCTGTGGCGCTCATACGCGGCCCCAAGTCGATGGCAATTCCTCGTCAGCTTGGTAGTGGTTGTCGATCTCAACGCACGCGGCTCTCACGACATGCTCGCGCCGCTCGGCGGGTTTTTTGTCGCACACAGGGAATCCATAATCGCCCGTGTTCCTGTAGACCCAAGCGTAGTAACTGTCAGTGCTCAGCACCTTCCTGGTTCTAATCGTGTATCCACGGTAGACCCACGCCGCTGGAGAGATTTGCTTCGCCGTTTCCGTGCTTGGACGGCCTGTCATTTGTGTCTCCAGTGCGTGACGTGGTGCGGGTGCTGGTACTCGATGAACTTCCAGTTGCTGCACTCATCGAGGTAGGCGGTGACGGGAGCCCATTGATCCTGACGCCCGAACCCCATCACGCCTGTAGCCGGTAGCCTTTCCTTCACCGAGAACCACCCCTCAAGGGCGTCAATGTCAGTCACTATGCGAACGATCTACGACGCAGCAGGTAGGACCACACCGCCCCGCCGCCGACCTTGGCGGCGAACTGCATGGCGACGATGTGCGGCAGGAACCCGCCGAAGGCCAGTGTGGGGAAGATGATGCTATCCACGGCAGCTCCTACCACGTTGGAGCCGTTGGACCTGACCAGCCAGGGCTTCGACCGCAGGTAGGTGTAAGCCAGCCAGTCGGCCATCGCGGAGACCGTGAAGGCGGTTGCCGAGGCGATGGCGATATGGGCCGCAGAGGGGTTCAGGAGCCACGTAAGCGCTCCTCCGGTTAGGACCACCCCGAGCATCTGCCACTTGCTCAGCCGGTCGTGCATCACGTCCCGCAGCGTCAGGTCGAGCCCTATGAGGCAGAAGGCGATGAAAGGGGACGACCAGGGGCCGAGCCACCAGACCAGCAGGTTGGCGACGACCATGGCGGCGATGTAGGCGGCGATCAGGGTTTTCATGCGAATAGCCTTTCTTGGATGAGGTCGGTTTCGGCCCAGCCCTCGGCGTAGCTGTTCACGGCGGCGACGAACTTGTGCGCCTCGGCCGGCCCGTTCGGGTCGCGTCCTTCCCTGCGAGCTGCGAAGGACCATGCCATCGAGTCGGCGGTGTAGAGAAGGCTTTGAACGAGCGGGCTCTTGAGAGCGGTCAGAGTCGCCCCGAAGCCGTGCAGCCGAAGATCCGGCCGCTTCGCTTTGATGGCCCCTAGCACTCTGGCGATGTTCTCGGCGCGGTTGCGCTTGCACACCGAGCCAACCCCTACCCACATACCGGGCTTCAGGCGGTCGCCGTACATCTCGATATGGCGCAGGTAGTCGTCTGGCATCCACCCCTGAAGCACCGGCATCAGGTGAATCCCGCCGAGGTCGCAGGCCATAATGGCGTCGTATCGTTCCACCGTCAGCCGTTGATGCTGCTCCACGGTCATTCCCGTTCTAGCGAGCATGTCGGGCTCGCACATATAGTCCTGCGTTACCGCAGCCAGCAGATTGCCGTTCGTGGACCAGCGCTTGATCTGCGCGGCGTAATCCTCCGGCGAGCTCGGATACCCGCCGTGCGTCTTGATGGTCGAGAAGGCGCCGGAGTCCATTACCCAGTCGTTCACGCGGAAGTCGCTCTTTCGCTTCTCGATAGCGCGGATGGAGATAAAGGCCGCATCGAACTCGTGAGCGTCAGACGGGTGATGTAGGCCGACAAAGAACCGCAATGGCTTCGTCCAACGATTTGTAACGCTCCGGGCAGTGGTGGATCAGCCAGGGAGATAGCGGGGCGCCAGACTTGTCCACCAGCACGACTCGCTTACCCATTTCCTTGACTGCCATGCGGATCTCCATCGCCGTCCCGACGCTGTGCTTGTCGTAGTAGACGAGCAGCACGTCGGCTGCAGCGATGTCCTCTTCGTCGCCGGCCACGATGATGTCGGCAATGCCTGGTTCCAGCTCGCGGCCACGGTAGTCCCTCGCCATCGGGTCCAGGGTGTCAGGCAGACGTTCTTTGGCGTACTCGCGCCACGTCTTGCAGTCGTCGTCAGAGCGACCGTTGATGGGACCACACAGATATACTTTCATCTCATACACCTCCGAAGGCTGAACGGAAAATCACGTTGTCAGCATCTCGCGCAGGTTGCGCATTGCCTCGCCCAGATCCAGCTCGTCCAGCGGCGGGATCTTCTTCAGCCATTGCAGCGGGACGACGCGGTAAGAGTCGAATCCCTCGGCCACCTGGCACGCCGGCAGTTGCTCGGCGCAGTGGCAGCGCAGCGGCTCGTAGCTGCCACGGATGCGGCTAACCTTGAACGGCACGCCGACTGGCTCGCATTGACAATCCGGTTTGTAGCCGCGCACCATCACGACTAGATCGCCCGTCTTGATCGGCTCGCTCACTTTCGCCTCCGCTCCCTGAACGATTCGTTGATGGTGGATTGCTCATGGGCGTTTCCGTATTGCACGGAACCTTTACCCGTTACTCTCAGACCCATGAGCGCTCCATTGTTCAAGTCGGAATAATTTACCTAGGTGGGCCGACCTTGAGCCGCAGCCTCGCGTGCCAATGTCAGCTTCGCGCGCATCAGGATCCGGTCGCTCCTCACCATCTGCGGTATCAACTCCTCCACTTCGTTGAACTTGCCCGCAGCAAGCGCTTTCTTCGCCAGCTCCCATGCGACGCCGGGTTCGTAATTCACCCCACCCACTTGAGCCTCCCTTCAAAAATTGCCTGCAGCATGAAAAGCGCTGCTCGAGCCAGCCGGTGCTCCTCATCAGGAAAGCCGTTACGCTCGTAGCATTCGTGGTCGTCGCGGCATTCTGGGATCGCGAGAGGATCCGGCGCCTTGTTGCGTTGGCTCTTGAAGAAGTTCGGGTGACTCGGATCGCTAGGAGCTGGCGCGAGGCAGTGGTGGCACGGCAGCGTCTTCAGCCATGCGATGTATCCAGGCAGGCGGATCGGCCCGGTGTAGCCGAGGCGCAATGCCTGTTCGAAGGATAGGCCGGGCGGCACGATTCGGTGATTCACGCGGCCTTCTCCTTGTCCTTGCGCGTCCACGTGGCGCTGCACCGCGGACAGCGGAACTCCGCGACTAAGCCGCGCCCGCCGCTGGCGGTGATGCCTACGCGCTTGCCGCGACGGTGACCGAAGGGGCGGCAGATTAGGCGAGCGATCACGATACTGCCTTCATCTCGTCCTGCCTGCGGGAATACGCCACGTCGAGCACTTCCTTGTCGGCCGGGCTCCACTCGTAGAGGTTCGCCTCGTCGCGCACCAAGGCGAGGACCTCTGGGTCCTTGCACTCGCCGAACTTCTTCACGAAGGCGTCGCGTTGTTCGAGCGTGCCGGGTTCCTTGGCGTTGGCGCCGAGGGCTGCTTTCAGGCCGGCCGCTCCGCGCTGCGGCTCGATGGGGAGCGGGTCGGTGGGCAGCACGTGCCCCTCGATAATTCTGGTTGCCTCGTCCTCATCGTAGATCCCGGCGAATCCGAAAGCCACGCGCGCCCCCTGAATGAGCGCCTTGTGCCGGTGCATGCGCTTCGTGTGGGTCTGCCAGGCTCCCTCGCGCGTGTTGCCGTCGTCGAACTTGAACGGCGGGCGGTATACCTCCTCTAGGTACTCGCGCACGATGGTCGGCTTGTCGCGGTCCTTGCGGTAGATAACGGCTTCGATCCATTCGTGGCCACGCACTCGCAGGCCCTCCAGTCCACCGACCGGAACCAAAGAATCGGAGTAGCGAAACTCCAAGCCGTTCATCATCGCGTTCTCGTTGATGATGCGTCCCCAGCCGTCCACGCTTACCACCGGCACGATGCCGTTCTGCTTATCGGGGAAGGCGAAGATTTCCCGGGTGAACGGATTCAGGCCGTACTGATCGGCGACGACGAGCAGCGCCGCCATTTGCTCGTTCGTGACTTCCGGCGCGCCCTTCTTCTGCTTGAACGCGGTGGCCTTCAGGATCGGGAGGAGTTTTTCCGCGTCGATCGTGTACTTGGCGGCGAACTTCGAGACGAGGCTTGGCTTCGCGCGCGCCGGCAGATTCTCGACGGGCGCGGCGGCCTGTGCGGTTGCGGTCATTGTCTTTTCCTCTTCGGTTTGGAAAATACGAAATGGGTGCTGGACTTCTGAAATTCGGCATGCACTTCGGGGCGCTCGGACTTCAGGCGCTCGCCGTCCAGGCGCGACTGGCTGCGCAACTCGAGCGTGAGGAGCGGCGCGCCGCCCACGTGCAGGAGATGTTGGCCGGGCTTCGCGTCCGGAGCCGGCAGGAGTTTGCCCTTTGAGCCGAGCATGATTCCCGACGCGCCGAGCATGTACTTGCCGATTTCATACTTGCATTCGAGCTCGCGTTCCGCGGCGATCCGCTGGTCATCCTTCGCGCTCTCGAGGTCATGGCAAAGCGCGATCACCTCTGGCGTGGCCTCGACCTTGGTGGATGGGGCCTTGCGGAACAGCTTGTAGGTATCGAACACGTTCAGCGGATGCGGTGGCACACCTGCGAGCACGTGGTCATGCCAGAACGCGACGAGCCGCGCGCGCATCGCGGCGATGGTCTGCTCGTCGCGCTTGATCCAGTAGAGCGTAACGTCGCGCGTGCCGGTCAGCACGCCGAACATGCAGAGCTTGCGCCCCGTCACCATTAGGCCAGCCATTGCCTGCGCTGCATACTCAATGGGCACGTCCTCGGTTTCCGCCTCGCCGAACTTGGCCGCGGCGAAAGTGTGGACGGTCTTGATTTCGCCGTTCTGTATCGTGTTGACGAGGTCGCGCGACAACTCGTATTCGTCGACGAGGTCGCGCGTCACGCGCCACTCGAAATCGATCTCGGCCGCGAGGAAGCCGTGCTCCTGGTCCTGGTAGCGGTTCGGCTTGCGTGGCGTCGATACCTTGGTCACCTTGACGCCGTAGTCCTGGCGCAGATGCTTGACCACCACCGGCTCGAGCAGTTTGCCCCATCGGAACAGGCGCTCTTTGCCGTGGTCAGGCGGCGCCGGGTAGGAGTGTCCAGTCTTTTCCAGGTACACATCGACCGGCGTCGCGAACGGCGACACGCCAAGAACAGCGGCGGCGTCGCTCCCGCCTAGGAATCTCTGGCGCTCGGTGACTGCGGCGGGGGCGGGCGCGTTCACTTGGAGCGCTTCATGGCGGTGTACGCAGGACGCTCTTGCTTGCACAGCGGGCAGATGGCGCCGGCGTAAGCGTGGCCGCAGTTGTGGCAAATCTGCGGAAGCGGCGCTGGCTGGCGAGCGCGCTCGGCCGCGTCGTCCACCTCGCGCTGCCTGAAATACTCGTAGGCATCGTCGGAGTCGCGAAACTTCATGCCGCGCACACGGATCATTTGGCGATCCGATCGACGTCGATCTCGACATGCTTCTCGATGAACAAGGAGAGAGCCCAGAAGAGCCAGCCTACGACGACGACGGTGCCGACCACGCCCCACACCCACCCGGCGGCATCAAGGCGGTCGAGCGCGAGCCACAAGACGAGCGATCCCAAAAGCGGCATCCGCGTCGGTAATTGGTGCCACGACACTACAGGCACGCCCTTGTATTTCATCGCGCGCTCCTCGGGATGTAGAACCTGGTGCGCGGCATCTCGCCGGGCGAGGACTGCGTAACGGTCGCGGTCCACGGTAGCGGCAGCGCGAGGAGGGCGCGCGCGCGCACCGGCTCCTCGGAGATGCACTTGGCGACCGCGCGGTCGGGCGGCGGCACGCTCTTGCTCGCGGTAATCGCGCCCACGGTGAAGCCGACCGAAACCGCGGCGGCTGCCCACAGGGCGAGTTCGTAGGGCTTCATCGTGTGTAGCCGCCGCGCGGTGGCGAGGGAGGCGGCGGTGGCTTTGGACCGCGCCACATCGGGTTGGACCCAGGGGCGCGCGCCGCCGGGTAGAGCACCCCGAGCAGGAAGCCGAACACGATGCCCCCGGAGAGCCCGAAGGCGAAGGCGACGATGGCGGCGTACTCGCTCACGGCGCCGCCAGCGAAAACACCAGCACCACGAGGAAGAACAAGCCGATTAGCAAGAACGCCGCGGCGAGCACCAAGCCGCCCATCGCGCGCAGCATGTCGTCGTTCGCATCGGCGGCGTCGAGCGCGGCCTGCGTCTCGCGCCGCATCAGCTCGCCCGAAGCGAGCGGCCGACCGGCGATGACGCGCAGAGCGGGCTTCATACCAGCCTCCGCATGGCGACTTCAAGCCGCGCCTGCAATTCCGCGCGCTCGGCCCTGAGCGCATCCTCTTCGCCCATGGGGAGCGGTTCTTCGCGCTCACCGGCCAGGGTCAGCGCAAGGTCTATCGCATCAAGGCGGTCGAAGATGGCGTTCGTCTCCGCGCTGAAGGGCGGCTCATAGAAACCGCACTTGCAGGCGCGCCCGTTCCACGAGTCGCGTCCACCTTTGCGCCATCCGCATTCGTTACAGAACGGGTGAAGTTCGGCTTTGACTACGGTGGTCCTGCCCTGCTTGTCCATGACGCCCCCTTGGTGAACTGGGGGAATTATCACCGTAGGTGATTCTAAATGTCAATAACCTTAGGTGATACCGCCTAGAACGGGCGTTCGTCGCGCGGGCGCGCACCGTCTACTACTGCGGTGAGCAGGGCCTCAAAATCGTCGGAGGTGTTGAAGGCGCGGCGGATGGTTAGGCCGAGGCGCTGTAGCGCCTGAGCTCGCCGAAGCCGCATGGCGGGCGTGCGTTGTAGCGTGTAGTGGCGCACCATCCACCAGTCATTGAGGATCGCGGCCACGAGCTGCGACGTATCCGGGCCCATCGCCCATTACGGCATCAGGCGGCGAGCGGCGCCGTCGGGAAACCTCGACCCCTAACAATCCTTGACAGCCAGCGCCTAATTAGGCGCCAATGTGTATATAGTTCAACTACTTGGAGATTGAATGCCGCTATTTTTGTTATGGTAAATGCGTTCGCGTCGAGCGGGACGGAAAGCCAGGGGATGAAGATGCAGAGCAGGAGCGCCGCCGCCCGGCGCAATCCTTTTCCCAAGGCCGGCACCAATTCGTCCCTGATGTAGTCACCCATCTCCGGGCAAATGTCATAAATGCTGCATTGCAGCGCCCGTGCGAGCTTCTGAGCGGTATCAATCGGCAAAGGTTTGGCCCCGCTCAATATTTGGGAGAGCATGGTCTGCCCGCCAATTTTGTAACGCTTGGCGAATTGAGCTTGGGTCATGGAATCACCGACCCGCTCTGAATAGAGTCGGCGCAGGTTTGCGCTGGCTTTGAAGTTGGTTCGCACCGGCTGATCTCCTCGTAAGTATAACCGTAGGTGAACGCCGCGCAAGCGCTAGCACCTTGGGTGATATTGACTTTCAGAATCACCTTAGGTGATACTTCGCGCCATGAACGGTTACGAGCACTCACCAGGCCCAATTTCCGAGTACCTGAAGCGTCACGAGCTGTCCCAGAAAGACTTCGCGAAACTAATGGGCGTGTCGCAGTCCGCGGTGTCGCAATGGCTGAGCGGAGAAAAGGGCATCAGCCTGACGACCGCGAGTCGGATCGAAAAGCGCACCCGCGGCGAGATCAAGGTGCGCATTCTGTTCCCGAAACTGTTCGCGAACGCCGCGTGAGCCTTCGCGGCAAGGATTTCCGGTGCGAGATCGACGCCGATCTGCACGACAAGCTTCGCAAGATGGCTGATTTCCAGAATGTCGACCTCTCGACGCTCGGGTCGCAGTTGCTCGAAAAAATGATTGCCGCTGAGTGGCACGCATTCAGTGTGCTACTCGAGCGGATGGCAAGCAGCGGAATCGTGCGGAAGGCTGCGGATTCCGGCGGAAGGCAGTAAAGCGCGCGAGGGCGCGCGGCAAATAACACGCTGGGGGCTGGGTGGAGAACGGATACTCAAGGCGCAGGGCGGCAATAGGCGCGTGCAGTACCGCAGGACGCGAGGCGACATGGTGCCAAGCGGACGCGCTGAAGAGTGTTGAAGTGCCCGCCACCGTGGAAAGCCGCGCGGTCCATACATCGCGCATTCAAGGCTTGACGCTCGGGAGAGACCGAGACGAACAGAATCCCTCCTTGCGCGCGAAAGCGCGGCGCGTCTCACATCCCCCCGACGCGCAGGGTGTCCCCGGGTCGACCCCCTCGGCCCGGGCTTTTTCTTCCTTGGAGCGCCTCGCCCGGAAGCTCGCGTTCCGAACCCTCTCCTCCTCCTGGGTTAGGACAGCCGCGCGCGCCGAACGGCGGGGCGCTCACCAATCGTGAACTACGCAGCCTTCCTCGAAGCGAAGGTGCAATCAGGCGCCGATGATGGCTTCGAGCCTGTCGCCATGCCAGACGCACTCTTCGACTTCCAGCGCTCGCTGGTCGAGTGGGCGGCGCGCAAGGGCAGGGCAGCGATCTTCGCTGACTGTGGGCTCGGGAAAACCCCGATGCAGCTCGCGTGGGCTGACAACGTAGTGCGCAAGGAAAACCTGCCTGTCCTGATCGTCACGCCCCTTGCGGTCGCTGCGCAGACCGTTGCCGAGGCCGAGAAGTTCGGCATTGAGGCGCGGCGCGCGGCCGACGGTGAGGCGCTTCCTGGTATCAGCGTGACTAACTATGAGCGGCTGCACCACTTCAAGCCGGAGGACTTCGCCGGGGTGGTGGCCGACGAATCAAGCATCCTCAAGTCGTTTGATGGCGCACGCCGCGCGCAGGTCACGGAGTTCATGCGCCGCATGCCCTACCGGCTGCTGTGCACCGCGACGGCCGCGCCCAACGACTACATCGAACTCGGCACCTCGAGCGAAGCCTTGGGACAGCTCGGCTACATGGACATGCTTTCGCGGTTCTTCAAAAACGACCAAGGTAACTCCATCAAGGCGACGGTGTACCGCCACCGCGGGAAGAACTTCGCCAAACTGGACGAGGGCGCTAAGTGGCGCTTCAAGGGCCATGCCGAAACGCCGTTTTGGCGCTGGGTTTGCTCTTGGGCTAGGGCGATCCGCCGACCATCCGACCTCGGTTTCGACGACGGCGCTTTCGTGCTGCCACCTCTCACCGAGCGCGAGCATTTGGTGCACGCCGAGACACAGGCGCCCGGGATGCTGTTCTCTCTGCCGGCGGTCGGCCTGCAGGAGCAGCGAGAAGAACGCCGCCGCACCATCAAAGAGCGCTGCGAGAAGGTGGCCGAGCTGGTGGACACCAAGGATCAGGCGCTGGTCTGGTGCCACCTGAACGACGAGGGCGACCTACTCGAAACGCTGATACCCGATTGCCGCCAGGTCAGCGGCGACGACAGCGACGAGGCAAAAGAGGAAGCCTTCCTCGCCTTCGCGCGCGGCGATCTGCGCGTGCTGGTGACGAAGCCGAAGATCGGCGCCTGGGGGCTCAATTTCCAGCGCTGCGCGCACGTCACTTTCTTCCCGTCGCATTCCTTCGAGCAGTTCTACCAAGGGGTGCGGCGCTGCTGGCGCTTCGGCCAGAAAAGGCCGGTACGCGTCGACGTGATCACAACCGAGGGCGAGAAGGACGTGCTGAAGAACCTGCAGCGCAAGGCGGCTGCTGCGGATCGCATGTTTTCCAATCTCGTTGCCGAGATGAACAGTGCGCTGCGCATCGAGCGCAGCGTCGCGTTTACGAAAGAGGAGCAGAGGCCGGCATGGCTGTGATGGACCAAAGGCTCACCGACCGTTACGCGATATACAACGGTGATTGCATCGAGGTGATGGGAACGCTGCCTGACGGGTGCGTGCACCTTTCCGTGTACTCGCCGCCGTTCGGCGGGCTATTCTGCTATTCCTCGAGCGAGCGGGACCTTTCCAATTGCCGCGACTACGAGCAGTTCTTCACGCATTACGCCTTTGTGGTGCGGGAAATTCACCGCCTCACGATGCCGGGGCGCATGACTGCCGTGCATTGCATGGACGTGCCGTCTGGCAACAGCGGTAAGGATCATCTTGTCGACTTCCCGGGCGACATCATCCGGCTGCACGAGCGCGAAGGTTGGAACTACATCGCGCGCTATGCAATCTGGAAAGAGCCGCTAGCGGTGCGCAATCGAACGATGGCGAAGAACTTGGCGCACAAAACCATCGTCGATGATTCCTCCCGCTGCAGCGTGGCCTCGGCCGACTATCTGCTCGTGTTCCGGCGCAATGGCGAGAACCCGGTGCCGATCGCGCACCCGCACGGCCTTGGCGAATACGCCGGCGAGCGAAAGATTCCTGCTGAGTTGATCAAGTACCGCGGCTGGACCGGCAACCAGATCGAGAACCGTTACTCGCATTGGATCTGGCGCCAATACGCATCGGCTTTCTGGGATGACATCCGCATCGGTCGCGTGCTGCCGTTCAAGCAGGCGCGAGACGAGGAGGACGAGAAGCACGTCCACCCGCTGCAGCTCGACGTAATCGACCGGGTGATGGTGCTCTGGTCTAACCCGGGCGAGACGGTGCTTACGCCGTTCATGGGCGTGGGGTCCGAGGTCTACGGCGCTCTCTGTGCTGGCCGTAAGGCGATCGGCGTCGAACTCAAGCCAAGCTACTACCGCCAGGCCGAGAAGAACGTGCAGGCAGCGCATGAGGGAAAGAAAGCGGAGGAGCAGCAGGACATTTTTAGAGACGAGGAAGCCGCATGAACGCCACCGCCGAGCTAGCCCTCGCCAATTCGCGCGCCGCGCTTGCGCGTTTCTTCATCCGCGCCGGCAGCGCCAAGGGGCTGCGCTGCGGCGACGGCGTGAGCGGCGAGCTGTTCGGGCTGCCGGCCATCCTCGAGGCCGAGGGGCTGCTACGGAACGACGAACTGGCGCGCTGCCGCGCCGCCATCGCGCGCGCGGCGCGGGAGTGGTTCTGATGGCTGGGGACTGGCTGAAGATCGAAGCATCAACGCCAGACAAGCCGGAGGTGTTCGAGATAGCCACGTTGTGCAAGATCACCACCGCTGAAGCCTTCGGGCGTCTGTTCTTGGTGTGGCGATGGTTCGACCAGCACACAGAGAAAGGTAACGCTCCCAGCGTTACCTCAGCGTACCTAAATCACATAGTTGGCGTCGAAGGCTTCGCCGAAGCGATGCGAGTTGTCGGATGGCTTGATGGTGGAGTCGACGAATCAATGGGCGTGCGGTTGCCTCATTTCTCGCGACACAACGGAAAAACCGCTAAGGCACGGGCACTTACAGCAAAAAGAGTGGCAACGCACAAGAAACGCTCTACTAACGCAGCACTAACGCAGGAAGCGTTACCTAGAGAAGAGAAGAGAAGAACTACAACCCCCTTACCCCCTTCGGGGGCGTTTGTCCGCTTCTGGACAGCTTGGCCAACATCGAATCGCAAGGCATCTCGCGGCAAGTGCTTGCAGGTCTGGCATCGCGGGGGATTCGACACGCAGGTAACTGCGATCGTCGAGCATGTCGAGGCGCTGAAGCGTTCGAGCGACTGGCTCAAGGAGGGCGGGGCTTTCATCCCTGCGCCGCTGGTGTACCTCAACCAACGAAGGTGGGAAGGGGCTGAGGCGGTAACGACGCCAAGTTCAACCGGACCGGCGCTCTACCGCCGCGAGGGGGCAATGTGAAGGCCGAAGCATTTCTTTCCAGTTGCGAAAAAGTCCGCTCCACCGGCAACGGCACCTGGATAGCCTGCTGCCCGGCGCACGAGGACCGCAACCCGAGCATGACGGTGCGAGAGCTGGAGGATGGGCGCGTGCTCGTGCACTGCTTCGCGGGCTGCGCAGTCGACGCGGTGCTCGGCGCCGTAGGCCTGGACTTCGATGCGCTGTTCCCCGACCGGCCGAAGCAGGACCACGTCGCTCCGTTGCGCCGCCCTTTCCCTGCGGCCGACGTGCTCGAGGCCGTGGTGGGCGAGACGTTCTACGTCGCGTTCATGGCGGCGATCATGTCCGAGGGCCACGTGCTCACGCCCACCGACAAGCGCCTTCTCGAGCAGTCCTACGACCGGATCATGGAAGCGCGGAGGCTGGCTCTTGGCCCAAGCTGAAAAGGGCGCAGCCTACCTCGACGCACAGCGCGAAGCGCGCCCCACGACGCTTACTACGCGCAGCGTGCGCGATGACCTGCGGCGCGTTCACCGCGATGGCATGGGCAAAGGCGATGCGGCCGGGTGGCGCTCGGTAGATTCGCTTTTCAGCGTGGCGCCAGGGCAAGTCACCACCGTCACCGGCTGGCCGAATAGCGGAAAGTCGCAATGGCTCGACGCGCTCGCGCTCAACCTCGCGCGCCAGGGGTGGCGGTTCGTGTTCTGCTCCCTCGAGAACATCCCGGTGTTTCTGCACGTCGAGAAACTCGCGAAGCAGTTCGTCGGCAAACCAATGAGGCCAGGACCGACCGAGCGCATGAGCGAGGACGAGCTCGACGAAGCGACCGTCGAAATGGCCGACTGGTTCAGTTTCGTGATGCCGTCGGAACGCAAGCCGAATCCATCCCTGCTCGACGTGATTGAGGTCATTGAGGAGGATTTCAAAAAGCGAGAACTCTGGGGAGTTAAGGACGCGAAGATAGCCTGCGTAATCGACCCGTGGAATGAGCTCGAGCACGTCAGGCCCATCGGCCTTTCGCTCACCGAGTACGTGGGGGAGTCGCTCTCAATGCTGAGGCAGTGGACGCGCCGGCACATGCTGCACGCCTTCATCGTCGGGCACCCGGCAAAGCAGCCGAGGAACCGCGACACCGGGAAGTTGCCAATCCCTACCCCGGACATGATCTCGGACTCGGCGCACTTCTGGAACAAGAGCGACAACTGCATCGCGGTTGCGCTGGTCGACGAGCATCGCTCGCGTGAAGTGGACATTCACGTGCAGAAGATCAGGTTCTCGCATATCGGCCGCCGCGGAATGGCGACGCTGCACTTCGACGTGACGACTGGGCGCTACCACGAGCCGCCCCCGAAGATGAAGGCGGTGGGCGATGACGATTGAGCAACTCATCGCCGCGAAAGAGCGCGCGCACCTCCCCGCCGGCCTCGCCTGCCGCGTGCACTACGCGGGGAGCGTGGTTGATATCCCATCGGCGCGCGACCCCTTCGAGGTGTGCAACGCCGTGCGTGCGAAGGTGTTCGGCGGCGAGGTGCTCGCGCGCGACGTGAAGTTCGACGCGCTGATGGCGAAGCTGGAGGCCGAGGCATGAAGCCGCTCGAGGTGCACTGGCGCCTCATGTCGCGCCTGCCGGTGCGCACGATAGAGACGCGCCACAAGCCGGCGAGCTCGGCGCAGGTGTTCAGCGACCGCAGGCCTGGCGAGATGCGCGGGCGGCACGAGGAGCAGAAGCGGCTGTACCAGCGCGTGATGCGCATGCACCAAGCGGGCGTTGAGCGCGCCGACATTG